GACTCACCTGTAAATCTATTCTCTCTCTTGTGAGTCTTCTCTGAATTGTCAACTACTAGTTTTGGTTTGTTCATACTTTCTCCTTTTGTTATTGGTCCATGATACCAGATTCCAGAACCATGGACCATTGTCAATATTGTCACACCTCTCTTTCTCTTATCCTTGTATCGTAATAAGTATAACCCCAATTAGTTGTATGTTTAGTTCTTTCTGGGTTTTCAATCGGTGTTTCTAGAGGCTCGGTTCTTGGTGCAATCGCAATGATTTGCTGAATGTATTTATTTGCAAACTCATTGTAACAACCATTACTGCAAAAATAAGAATACATATTAATATATTCTGGATGTAGTGTAAGCTTGCGAGTTCTTAAAACTTTTGAACCTTTGCTACCTCGCACTCGGTCAAGTGTGTGATTTGTATGGCAACTTGGACCATGGCACCAAACATGCTCACTCATTATTGTACCCTCTTATCTTCTTGGTCAAAAATTATTGTGTAATCTTTTGCAGTTCGATATCCTTGTGCGTCAATATCAAAGTAAGTTAATAATCTATTACCTTGAGATGATATCCACTCACGACATTTTTCATTCCATAATGCCTTTCTGAATATTCTATTCTTATATTTTTCTGCGTTCCATGTTACTACAAAATTGTCGTTGTTTTCTAATTTCATACTTTCTCCTTGTTAATAATTTATATTAACACAATGGCGAAGTTATCGCCATTGTGCAGATTGTCGCAGTTTAGTTCATAGCCTCATACTGTTTCCTTGCCAAGATTTTTGCCTCTCTTGACATATGTTTATTTTTCATGCCTTTAATCAAACTTGCAAGATTGCTAGGATTATAAATTGTTAGCCCTGTACTATTAGTTCTAATCAATTCTGCCTCATCAACTTGTATGCCAAGTTCTGTTGCAAGTTCAACTGCCTCACTCAAATAACGATATGCTTTCAATCCAATCTTTAATTGCTCACATTGTTTTTGAATACTATCAATCCAAGTTTGGTGTGCTGAAACTAAATTACCTTTAGCAACTCGCCATTGTTCTAATTGTTTGTACTCATCTTTAGTACACGCAATAGTTCTTGAACGACAATGAGAAGTTCCAATAACATCTAATTGGTATTGGTCATTAAAAGATTTAGTAATCCCACTACTATCATCATAATAACCCGAACGACTACCTAAAAATTTATCGTTAGCCTCTTGGTGTTTAGTTTTAAATGGATTGTCTTGTTTGCCCTCTTGTTCAGCAAGTATGTCGGCATTTAATCCATTTGCTTTCAACTCATCTCTATAATAAGCATAAGCAAACTTTCTGCCCTCATCATTTCCATATTCGCTACCATTTAGATTTCCATATAAACCAAAATCAAAATGAGATTTTGTTTCCTCATCTTCATTCTCATCATTGACTTCTGTGTGTGCAAAATAAAAACATTTATCTTTAGCAACCACATCACATGGACTTCCATACTTTTGTTTAAAGTGTCTTAACACTTTAACATCTTCTGGTGGATATGCTCTTTCAACTATACCTTTAGCAAGTTCAAATGCTTTTACATATTCAGTATTAACATTCTCTCTTGCTTGAAGATATGCCTCTCTTTCTTGTGTGTTTTCATTCTCAAACACATTTTTTATTTTATTGAACATCTTATTCCGAAGTTCAGTATTTAGTCTTATCTTAGACATATATTACTCCTTTGTTGATTTATTCAAATATTATCATAGTTAAAAATTTTTTAATATTTGCCAAATTGTCGCACCTGCGACATATTGTCGCACCTTGCATTTTTTTCTTGACTTGTACATTTTGGTCGCACCTGCATTTTTTTCTTGTAGTCAGGATTATCCTGTGGTATTATTTCAAAATAACTATACAGGAGAAATATATGAGTACACAAGAAATAATAGATATGTTTAAATCAGTTTATGAAATGATTAAACTTCATAAAACTTATACTGAACTTTTAGAAAAAAGAATTGCACTTTTGGAGAAAGCTAATGACAGAATTTAATTTAAACAAATATGCAACTCAAAGAGATTTATATAATGAACCCTCTTTAGAAACTGAACCAGAATATGAACCATCTTTATTTGGAGCAAAATATATTTGGTTCGGGTTTAAAGAAAATGCCTGCGACAATTTGGACAATATCATAAGAGATGAATCTATGGTATAGTTTGATTATTAGTCCCTTGCTGACTGAACCTTTTGGTATCGAGTTATGAGAGGGACTGATCCTAGGATCCCAAAGGTTTCGCTTATTAGCTAGTTAAACCAGGATCCTGGGATCAGTAGAAATATTGATCACGGATCTGTATCGTACGCTTTTTAGCTTTGATCGGTACAAATTCTTTATTTTTGTTTTATCATGGCATTAGTACTTCTTTGGAAGTGCTGATGCCTGGTCTAAGTTTAAAAGCACTCACTACCGGTGACGGTAAAAGAGGGACTTAGACCTGGTATCAGTGGTGATGACTGTGAGCATAAACACTATAACACGGGTGGAGACTTCGGAGGTGGCCTCTTCTAAGACGTTTAACAAGGGCAGTCAACGGCCCCGCGTAGCACACCACTGGTAGTAAAAAGTTATGAGAATATTTAAAAATGATTTAACACATTGGTTCATCCAGGACCATGGCACATTGCCGGCCAGTTACCTGAAGAGCTGCAGGAAGTTCTTTAAAGATTTAAGCATCAAGCAACAAGCGACAAGCGTGCGACATTTTGTCGCAGGACAAAATGACCCATTGACTCCGGGCTCAAGCATCAAGCGTCAAGCGGTCGCATTGTGGCGTCCGGGAATTCGTGTTAAAAATATAAAAAGGAGAAAAATATGAATACACAAGAAGCTTTAAAAATAGTAGGAGGTTTAAGTAAACCCTCAAAGATGCCGGGCTGGGCCTATGGTATACCGGCGGCAGAATGCAAGACTGGAGGCAAATTAAAATTTGTACCAGGCAGCACCTGCGAAGGATGCTATGCGGACAAAGGTTGCTATGTCTTCCCGGTTGTACAAGCAGCTCAATATAGAAGATTAGAGTCAATTAAAAATCCATTATGGGTTGGAGCTATGGCTCTTCTAATTAATTCAAAAAAATCTAAATGGTTCAGGTGGCACGATTCCGGAGACGTGCAAGACGTTGATCACCTGCTAAAAATTTTTGCGGTTTGCAAACTTACACCGGATACCAGACACTGGTTGCCAACACGTGAAGCGTGGACGCAAGACTTCCTGGACCAGGTACCAGAGAATCTTACCTTAAGATTCAGCATGCCGATGGTAGACCAGCCAGCAGCAGGCAGCTGGGCCAACACGTCAACAGTTGTAAGCGGTGAAGGTAGAACCTGCCCGGCCCCTGATCAAGATAATGAATGCAAAGACTGCCGAGCATGCTGGGACCCTGTTGTAAAAAACGTTGCATATGGTAAACACTAAATATGTGGCATCATCCAAAATATTACGAAGAGCTGCGCAAGAAGCGCAAAGAGCTGGAAGCTTCCCTGGATCCTGAATCTGAGGATCAAGCGTCAAGCACCAAGCAGCCTCAAGCCTCAAGCGACAAGCATCAAGCCACAAGCGACAAGCCTGCGACAAATTGTCGCAGTGATGATATGATACATGAATCCTGAGGCTCAAGCCACAAGCGTCAAGCGTCAAGCAACGATAAATAATTTTCAATCTCCCTGAACCCTGAAACCTTAGGCTCAAGCGTCAAGCCACAAGCTACCAGGTTCCGGATACAGGAGCCTTCATAAAGTTTTGGAACCTTGCTTAAGGCATCCAAAACTAAGATAAAAGTATTGTATGGATGTTTCACATGAAACGCAATTTGATGTGGAGAAAATTTAATCTTGTTAGTTTTTGTAACTTTGAGCTCTAATGTAAAAAAGTGCCCGTTATTATTATAGACCAATAGATCAGGAGTGCCGGGAAGGCTAAGATTCTCCAGTCGAATGAGCGAAAATTGTTTAAAAGTTTTTTTAATTTGTCCATAGAATTTAGTCTCAGGTTTCATTAATTTTTCGAGTTAACAGGCTAGCCTATTTTCTTCAAAACCTTACCCATATTCCATGTTTCAGCTTGAACGGTAAAAACCAGTCGGTGTGTCTCTCTAACGCCTATTAATTTATTTTCTAATAATTGTAAAGAGGTAATGTCATAATATTTTCCATCAGGAAGACAAACTTGTACACGTGCATTTTGTGCCGTCCCAGTGTGCATCATCTTATCTAGTACTTGTCTTAAAAGTTTACCTTGCATAAATTTCTATTTTAAATATGGCGCCCCAGTATCCGCTGCGTAGAATCAGTTTCGTAAGCCGAACGCCATATAAATCAATCAAAGGTCGTTGAAGGTCGAACCAGAATACTTTGTTAAGTTATTTCTGCCCCCCAACAACACTTGTAATATTATCATTGTTGTGCTAAATATCAATAGCATATACATGGACAAAATGACGCAGGATAAAGCTAGAAAATGGGATGGTAAATCAAGAGTATCTAATGATACTTATCGTCAACGTTGGAATGAAATATTTGATCCAAATGGTTTACCAAAAAACCACACTGATAAATATACAGATTCACTTGATCAAGATGATCAAGAATATTTAGATTCTTTAAAACAAAAATTATAATGGGACTTCCAAAAAAATTAACAGAACAACAAATAAAATTTGCTAACTTACTTGTTTGTGAGGAAGGAAGAAAAACTGCAACTCAATGTGCAATTGAAGCCGGATATGCAAAAGAGTCTGCAAGACAATCAGCAAGTATATTACAAAATCCAAAAAGATATCCTTTAGTTGTTCAATACATTGGAGAGTTAAGAGCTGAATGGCAACAAAAATATGAAGTTACTTTTGCTAATCATGTTTCAGAATTAGGAAAACTTAGAGATGAAGCTAGAGAAAAGAAAGCCTGGTCCGCTGCAGTTAACGCTGAAGTTGCAC